GGTAAATCTTTATCAATGATGGATAAATTAAATTCTTATCTTAATAGATAATTTTATTGACATTAATATATTTTTTATTCATATTTAGAAAAAAAACTTATGGAAATGGATGAAAAATTTTTTGTGGCAAAGATACAATATGATTTGCCAGATGAGAACTCAGGTAAAATAAAAAAAATCAGAGAAGAAAAATTAGTTAGGGGTTATAATGTCACAGATGTTGAAGCCAAAGTAACTAAGGCTTACGAATCTTTTAGTTATGATTGGAGAATTACTTCAGTCGCTGAAAGTAAGATTGATGAAGTATTTGAGTAATTATTTAACAAAATAGTTTTAAAAAGGGGGAGATATCCCCCTTTTTCTATTTAAGAAACAAAAAAATTATTTTTTTTCATTATTCTACATATTTATTGAGAAACAAATAATTAATGGCAACAAAAAATTTAGTTGAAGACACTCTTATCCAAATCAAGAATTTGGAAGATGTTATTAATGAAAACGCAAAAGAAATACTTCAATCAACAATGAAAGAAGAAATTAGCGAATTAGTAAAAGAGTCTATTAAAGAGGCTGATGAGGACGAGAATGAAGACGAGGTACCCACTGGTATGGAAGATTCGGACGAGTCTGACGACAACGTTGATGATTCTAACGAGGATTTAGACGGTGAAGACGAGGACGAGTTCCAAATGGACCAAATGGATTTCACTGCAGGTGACAATCAAACAATTGATTTAACCAAAGGAGCAACAAACGATGAAGTCGCAAGTATTTTTAAGAAACTTAAAGATACTGATGAAGTTATTGTTGTTAGAGACGGTGACAATCTAGATTTAACAGTAAATGGGGAAGAATACCTAATTAAGTTAAATGAAAATTCTGACCTTTATGAGGATGACGATGAGGTGGTAGACGATTCTGACAATCTAATACCTATGGATGAAGATGATGATATGTTACCAACAGGAGATGAAAATTTAGAAGAAGATTTTGAAGACGATGACGACGATAAGGAGGCAATGTTTGATAGAATTTTCGCTGAAATGGATTCTAATGATGAATACACTTCTGAAAATGAAACCATGTATGAATTAGAAATGGATGATGACATGATGCCAACAGGAGACGAAAACTTAGAAGAGGATTTTGATGAATTAGATTTTGACGAATTTGATGACGAGGATGTTGCCAATTACGAAGACTTCTCTGATGAAGAGGGTTTTATGAATGAATCTCGTAAATCAAAAAAGAAAACAGTGAAACCTGTAGGAAAAAATATTGGTAAACCAAAATTTGAATACAAAAAAGCAACTGGCGGATTTAAAGAAAAGATGAAGCAGGGTACTAAGGGTGTTGGAATGGGTAAGGCCAAATTTGAGTACAAGGAATCAGATATGAAAATGAAAAAAGCTGAAACAAAAGAAGCGGCTAGAACTTACGGTAATGGTTCTAAAGATGGTTCAAGAGGTTTGAGAAAAGGTATTACACCTAATAGAAATCTTACATTTGAAGCATACGAACAATTAGTTGAAGAAGTTTCTTCACTAAGACAAAAGAACGAAGAGTACAGAAAAGCTTTAAACTTGTTTAGAGAAAAGTTAAATGAAGTTGCAATCTTTAATTCTAATTTAGCTTACGCTACAAGATTGTTTACTGAACATTCAACTTCTAAACAAGAAAAAATAAATATTTTGAGAAGATTCGACAGTGTTGATACAATCAAAGAGTCTAAAAAATTGTACAAATTTATCAAAGAAGAATTAGATGGTAAAAATGACAAAAATACAATTAACGAGGCATTTGATAGAGTAGTAAACATTGAACCTCAAAATGGTTCAGCGGTTAACCTTATTGAATCAAAAACGTATGAGAATCCACAATTCTTGAGAATGAAGGATTTGATGACAAAAATAATAAAATAAACTTAAAAAAATAATAAAAACCAAAAATAAAATGGGAGCATTATTAGAAAGTGGATTAGTAGGTAACATTGGTCTTAAGCACCTTAAAGTTATCAAAGAAGACACTATAAACAAATGGGACAAATTAGGGTTCCTAGAAGGTCTTAGAGGCCACCTAAAAGAAAATGTTGCACAATTGTATGAAAACCAAGCATCACATTTGATTAACGAAGCGGCTAGTACTGCAGACTCAGGTTCATTTGAGACTGTTGTATTCCCAATCATCAGACGTGTGTTTTCTAAATTGTTGTCAAACGAAATCGTTTCTGTACAAGCTATGAACTTACCAATCGGTAAATTGTTCTACTTCGTACCTCAAATCCAAGGGTATAACACTGCAGTAGATGGAGCAAATCCTCACTACAAACCTTACGGAGCACCAGATGGTCCTACAGACCCAAATGCTGGTTACAGTGCAGCTGATAAGAACCTTTATGATAGATTCTACGAAGGTGCTGAAGCGGCTTTAGACCCACCCGGATTGTTTGACTACTCTAAAGGAGCATACAGTGCAATAAGTGCAAACATTGCTACCGCTATTTGGAGTGGTGGTGATTTGTTAACAGCTCCTGTTAGTACAGGTACTGAGTACAGAAAAGTATTGTTAGTTATGTCAGGATTCAACCAAACTGCACCTGGTAAATTGATTGGTCCTGATGGTAATGTTTTAGATAATGAATCTTTCTTGTCTGATTTACAAATTAGAGCTGCGAGTACTGGTATATTCAGTGGTCTTACAGATGCTAGCGGACAACTTTACCCACTATTATTCAGAGTTGTTACTCAAAAATATGGTCAAGGTATCGTACAAGGATTATCTAGTAAGGCAACTCCAGCATGGCCAGATGGTAATGGTGGTTCTTATGATAATATTTGTTCTCCATCAGGTAAAATCTATTTAGAAGTTGATTTACAAGTTCCAGCATGTATTAATTGTGGAGCAACAACTCCTGATGGTTATTCAGGTTTTACAACAAGTGCTGGTGGTGTTGTCACTGCAGGTTCTCAATTCACTGTAACTTACAGAGTTTACAAAAACTTAGAATTTGAAGATGAGATTGGTGAAGTTTCTTTTGACCTTCAGTCAGTAACAGTTTCTGTAACTGAAAGAAAGTTAAGAGCACAATGGTCTCCTGAATTGGCTCAAGACGTTGCTGCATTCCACAACATTGACGCTGAGGCTGAATTAACAGCTTTATTGTCTGAACAAGTTGCGGCTGAAATTGACCGTGAAATCTTACGTGACTTACGTAAAGGTGCGGCTTGGACATTACGTTGGGATTACAACGGATGGAAGAGACTGAACAACCAAGCTACTCCATACACTCAAAAAGACTGGAACCAAACTTTGATTACTGCGATTAACCAAATCTCAGCTCAAATTCACAAGTCTACTTTAAGAGGTGGAGCTAACTGGATTGTTGTATCTTCTGAAATCAGTGCTATTTTTGATGACTTGGAATACTTCCACGTATCAAACGCAGCTCCTGAGCAAGACCAATTCAACATGGGTATTGAGAGAGTTGGTACATTGAGCGGTCGTTACCAAGTATACCGTGACCCATACTTCCCACCAAACACAGTTTTGATTGGACATAAGGGTACATCTTTATTGGATACTGGTTACATCTACGCTCCATACGTACCTCTACAATTAACTCCAACTATGTATAACCCATTCAACTTCACACCTATCAAAGGTATCATGACACGTTACGCTAAGAAGATGGTTAACAACCGTTTCTACGGACGTATCGTAGTTGATGGAGTACGTACATTTGACTTGAGAGAATTAAGATAATATTTCTTAATGTTTATAAAAAAAGGTCAGAGAAATCTGACCTTTTTTATTTTTAATTAGTTAGAGGTTATTTTCCGTAAACATTTAGATAATAATTCAGTTTCAGTCATTGTGTAAGCCCCTTTAGAGTATGCATATTTTATACCCTCAATTATTAATACCAATGATTGTTCACTGTTTAAATTTTGGATAAATAAATCCAAATCTTTATCTGACCCATAACTCAAATAATTTAATAAAGTACCCTTA